CCGCACCTTGACGACGCGACCAGGAGCCATGCCGCGGCGTCAAGGTGCGGGCTCGACAAATGCGCGACCTTGCCGCTGTATGCGTTCTCTGCCCGGTTGGCCGTCTCGTAATCCTCAACATTTTTGACAATGTTGTGAGCGGTCATGTTCAGCGCCGGATTGCAGACCAAAAGATCGTAGTCGAAATCGGCATATTCGCCGCGGTCGTCTTTGAATGCCTGGGCCGCAACCATCACGGTATCGAAGTTCGTGAGCGAAAGAGCCAGCCCAAACATGTTGTCCTGGGCCGTCTGGTAATCCGCCCCGTCATCAATGTGGGAATTCTGGAAGAAATTCCCGCCATCGTAACAGAGTCCATAGGTGGTACCGTCCCCGCCATTCAGCGCCTGAAACACAAGTTTGTTTATGTGTTTCTGGAAATTCGACCCGGCTTGGTTGAATTTCGCCTCGAGGTTTCCGGTCTGGTCGTCGGCCAGCGCATTGCGCGAAATGCCGACTTTGATCCCCCAGTCCTTCGGTTTCACCGCGATCGATTTCTCGATCCAGTCTTGCATTTCGTGACCCTTGGTCACTTCGAGCGGCATGGGCGGAGCCCCAAGATCGACAAGATCGACTTCACGGGCCGTCATGTCAAACGTGCCAGCGACGCGTTGCCATGGGTAACTTTTGGCTTTGAGTCCGTCCAGAAACCCAGTCCGCGCGGCGGCCAGTAGGTGTTTCGGTGTTTGTCCAGAAATCATTTTTCAATACCCCCTCTTTTATGCTCCGGTGCAAACCTGCGGAGCGGTCAATTGAACGTAAGCGTAACCGTCCTTAACGTCAACCAATTTGCCGATTTGCGGATTGTCGCCGGCCGTGGTCGAGAGTGTTCCGCTGTCGCTCATGTATACCGTCTTGCCAAGATCAGCAACCGAGAAAACAGTTGACTTGAAACCAACGATCGAATCACGCGCGGCAAGTTTGATTTTGTTGTCCGTCTCGGTGTCCGTGGTCGCAACGGTGCAACCCTCAAGAGCGATCCCGAGAAAAACGTCGGTGGCCGCTACAACAGTAGCGTCAACGAAACCGCGACCGTAGGCGGTGTCCTCAGATTGGTCAATAATGACCGGTTGCCCGCGGTATACAGTCTGTGCCGCCGAATTGTCGAGAATCCATTCCTCGATAATCGGATCACCAAGAAACCGAAGCGGTGCGTCCTTTGTCAAGTCCGCCATTTTATTCCTCCTTCACAAAAGCGCTCAAATCGTAATCGTCAGCGCTTCCAATTAGATCGGGGTTGATTTGGAACCAGTCCTCAACCTTGTTGCCCTTGGCAACAAATTTGCGGATCGACAATTCAGCCCATTCGGGAAGGTCGCTCTTGCCGCCCATATGCTGGGCATGTCCCTCTTCCTGGAAATTGACAACCCCGCTCTCGACGATTTCACCGAGAACGGTTTGGAGTTCTGCTCGTTCCGCATCTGGTACCGCGGTGAGAATCTTTTCCAACCGATCCGCTTCAATGGACAAACCGTGGGGCGTCTCGTCGGTTCCACCAGTAATCCGATTACAGAACTCCGAGATTTCACCCGCGCGTTTTTGGGCCGCCATTTCGGCTTGCATTTCCGCCCGTGCGTCATCCCGTGCTTTTTGCCGCATTTCCGCCACCAATTCGGCCGCAAAGTCTGACCCGCCCGGGTCGCCCTTTGGCGTCAAACCAAACTCAGCGCGGACCGTTTGACCGGCTTCATACCGCAACCGTGCCTGGTCCGCTTTTGGCAGATCGGCGAAGTTCACTTGCTCACCCATCCGTTTTCCCTCCTGCTTTGGTGCAACCGGGTTGAGGTTGCATAATTCAATCGGCCGCAACAATAACCGCCCATCGGCGGACCGCACAGCCGGCCAATTCGTCAGCGTTCCACCGATGACGACCTTTCTGGTCATGTCAACCGTAGCGCTGAATAATCTACGAATACCCTTCTCGATCAATTCACGACCAATCTCGGTCCATTTGGGAATGAACCGGAGCACGTCGTCGGCCAGCTCAACGCCAACAATCCAACCAGCGCCGTCCCCCTTATCGTGATCCCGCACGTCAATGGGTAGGCCAACAATCTCGCCGGATTCGGTCGCCGTCGATTCAATGACGGCCCTGGTGTTGCTTTCCATTTCGCGCAAATCGTCGAGCGAAATTTCGATTTCCCGCCCGAACATGTCAACGAATGGGGACCCCCTGCGGGCGGACGTTGTGAGCCCATCAAATGGTCTACCGTCCCCGCTCAATTCAACCAACAGAATCCTTGATTCCATAACTACCCCTAAAACACACAAACGGCCGAACCCATCACGGGTTCGGCCAGCTTTGTGCGAGATCGAACGTCCAGTTTTGTCGAGACAAAAACGTCAGACAAGGATTAGTTTACAGCACATTTCTACTCGTGTCAACCGAATAACTTCTCACCGCGCTTTTTGAGCAATTTCCCGGAACACCAGCCGCTCTGACCCAACGCCCCGTTTTCGACGCGGTACCACGGCTCGCCGTCAATCGCCCTATGGCGTTTGACAATTATCTCCGTTCCATGATTCAGCGCCCCCGTCATGGTCGCTGGGCTCTGTTGTCCTTCCGGGTTCGACCAGAGGAATATCACTGGTACCGTCAAATCCCCGAATGCTGGGCTCGCCGTGTACCGGTCGATCCCCCAAACGTGATCCCGTTGCAATTTGCGCCGTTTAGCTTTCATCAACTGGTCCATATGTTCGAATGAAAATATCATGAGCGCATGGATACAACTCGCCAGCCACGCCCTCTATTAGCCAATCGCCCGCATTGCCACGCATCCAGCCTTCGCGCGTTTCAACACGGAACGGGACTTCAAACCTGATCGCACGGACAACGATCGGTAACTTCCGAAATTTGCCCCAGGTCATGTCGCTCTTCGTCGTCTTGGTTATTATTAGCTCTCCCATCAATCTCCTCTTTTTGAATAATCTCGGCCCGCATTGTACCGCTCGCCGGCCGGTCAACCGCGATCATATACCGCCATCCGCGCGGGAGACGGTCGAGCGTTCTACCCAGCGACTGGGCCGCGTTGGAAATGTCTGTCACCGATATTCCTTCGAGCACCGGCAGCGATGCCCGCATTCCGTACCAACTCCCGGCTCTGGCAGGGTCCCGATTGGTTGCCAGCCCATTGCGGCTAAATCCGGGCAGTCCCCGCAATGGTCCGCACCCGGCTCCAATATGCGCCGCTCCTCGGACATGCCAGCGCCTGCCTTGGCCCGCGTCAACGCATCAAAGTAAGCGGTACGCGGCCCGCCCGCGTATAATGACGCCCGATTCTTGATGTATTCGGGCGAGTACTCACCCTTGGCGATTTGGGCCGCAAAGTTATTTAACCGGCCGTATTCGTAAGCCAGCCGGCCGCCAACGCGCCCCCAGTCCTGGGGCGTCATTGCGTTCTTGCCGCCCCGGCCAATGGTGGCGTTTATGATGAATGCATCCTTCAACTGACGCTTCATGTCCTCTTGCCAGTTCTGGATTTTATAACCCTTGTCCTTTATGAAACGATCGGTTATTGCACCGATTTTCACCGAGACAACTTTCTCGTCATTCATTTTATCAACACGTCGAAGAACCGTCTTTTCAGCCACAAACCGGCCGGTAGCGATATCCTGATACCGCGCGGCCGTTACTAGCCAGCGATATCCCTTCGAGCCGGTTTCGGCCAATTCGAGCACAAATGCCCGCATTGTGTCAATCAGTCGCATCGCCCTTCTCAATCTTGGCGTTCAACAGCCCCCACAGAAGCGGGTCCTCTTCTTTCGCCCACGACCCAAACCGGCGAAAGGCGCCCTCGATGTCCTCCGGTGTTATGGCGGCGTCAAATGTTACATTTGTCGGATGTTCGTCTGGTCCAAGAACGACTGGCCGCGAGGCGAATTCGCCAAGCGGATCATCGTCCGGGTCGTCACCGGCCGGGTCCGGGTCCGAGTCAGGCTCTGGTTTCGGTGCTCCATCGTCGGCCAACGTTTCTGGTAGGAATTGAGACTTCCGCCGCACGGCTATCAAGTCGTCATCGTCGAGCGGTACGATCGCGGAAATTGCCTGCATGAACGCGCCAAGCGTCTCTAGCGGTATTGTTTTCTCAACCGCTGTAACGACAATGCGCGGCCGGTTCACAACCCCGGGAAATGCGCCCTTGTTCCATTCCCAAATTCGCCCGCCGATTTGGTTCTCAATTTGTTTTGCAAATCCCTTCATCATTCCGTTGAACGCATCGATTCCCGCTTCACGGCTGTCGCTGTGGGCCGAATATGCCCCCGTCCCGGCCGTTGTTGCGACCGAGATAAATTGCATAAAAAATACCTGGAGTTTGAGAATCCCATAATACCGGATCGCCTCAAGAATTGACGCGCCAGCCGCAAATGGAATGTCTTTTACCTCGCCCGTGAAACCGGCCGGCCATGTTGCATAATTCCCTTCCTGAGCCGTGAGGATGTTTCGGGCCGCGCGGGCAATCGCGGTTTCGTCGCCGTCACCAAGTTTGCGGTCGGCCGTGACCGACAGATGCCCCGCGGCGTGTTCGTACCCGATGCCCTGGATAATCTCCAGTCCATATTTGATCCGCTCCAGCCGCCAAATGGCTTCAAGTAACGCCATGCCCTCGGGGTTGTACGGGTCCCCGAAAGTCAAGTGAAGGCTCTCCCGGGCGGGAATGGTTGTCTTTTTCCGGTCCCCGTCAATCTGAACCAAACCACGCACACGGCCGCGCTTGTCCATATCCCATTTATGGAAGCTGGAATGATCACGCCAACCAAAGCGCCGAATGCCGATCCGGTTGTCATTATATTTTGAGCGCCAATCGTCACCGCCTGGCGGCCGCCATTCTGCGCGGCGTAATCCAGGAACCGCGTTCCACCATGCCCAACCCAAGAACGGCACATATGACACGGCGGCTTCGAGCAATTCACCCGGGCCGCCGTCGATGTCGTCCAGGACCTCGCGCAAGAAATCCTGGTATTTCCGCTCAGCGTCGTTCGCATCGTCGTGGAGTTCAACGTCCAAAGTCACTTGGCGGGCCATGGTGATAAATCCCTGGCGGGCAAGCGTTATTTCTGGATCGCTCCTTCGAATCCGGTTGTAATCGTCGTAACACCCCGGCCAAAACAACTTGGTGTTATATGCCTCAGAAATGAACCCATCGTATTCCTCGAGCCCCTGTGTTCCCGTTTCACCAAACTTCATTATGCCCACCTCGATTCATAACCGCTCACGGTCCCTAGATTTTCCAGGTCCCCCCATGTTGCACCGCTTCCGCTTCCAGCCCAAACGCCCAACGCCCACGCCCAAAACTTGTCAGCATGGTGCTTCTCGTTTCGCTCTGTGTCGAACACGTTGTTTTTTGCGGCCGTCGTTGTCTTTTTGATTGAGTGAATTTGATATGCGATATCCCGATCGACTGGTAGCGGGGTTCTCCCACGCTGTGCCTGGATTCGCGCTTCGACCGCCCAAAGTTCTTTATTGGCATTTGTAAACGTCACGCCCTCTGCCTTCCCGGTTTTGTTGGCAATGTTCTCCGCCAATTGTGCCCCAATTCCGCTCTCGTCAATCAGACAATTTGCGATTGGCAACCGATTGAGCAATTCAACAAAACACCGCTCCTGGTCGTCATACTCCACACGGTCTAATGATACACTAAAACGGAGCGGAAATCTACCGGTGGTTGTGTTGCCCAGCATCATGAATTCGGTCAGGTCCCGTTTGCGGCCAATGTCTAGCCCAGCCAAGAATGACGATTCGAGCCGGCCGGTTTGAATGTCGTCAATAATGACCGGGATCAGCGCCAGCGCCTCGTCAACCGTTGTTGCATGGTACCAAATGAGATCGGCGTCCTGGTTCTTCTTTATCGTTTCCCATGTAATCCACGCCGTCGCCTCGTCAACCCAGGCACATTCATACTCCTGCTGGAAATCCTCGAGGAACATGTTCTCGAAAATCTCCCGGAGCGCCCTAGTGCCGAATGTATGGACACGCTCGCTGGTGGACATACGGGGCTCAACCATCCGGGCCATCTTGACATCAACGCACAACGCCCGGACGTTCCACCATGGGATAAAGCGCCGGACATACCCGGGCCATGCCCGCATAGATTCGGTTGCAATTTCCCAAAATAGCCCTTTCGCCCCCAGCGGTGACGACCCGATTCTGACATATCCATCCCCCTTGGTTGTCGCCGGGAGCGCGGCCGTGTAAATCTCGCGGTCCAACCCGTCCTTATAATGGGCCATTTCGTCAAGGTAGATTCTCGCGCGTGGTTTCCCACGGGGCGGCCGGCATGGGTGAGAAATGAAACGGGACCCATTCAGGAATTCAATCTCGGTTGACGACTGCCGTATAATGTCCGGTCGCACCCGCCAGTCAATTGCCCTGACGATGGCGGCCGTGTATCGGATTTTCTCTTTAGCTTCGGAAAGATTGATCGAAGTAAAAATGTGCGCGGTGTCCGGGTTGAGCACCCCGTCCGTCACCGCGTCAACAGCGGCCGTAAACGACCAGGCAATCTGACGCGCTTTAACGTCGATCGCAAAACGTGAAGGATTGTTGAGGTAACCAATCTGGAACGGCTCCCACCGCGCGTCTGACGCGGCGGCCGCTTCCGGGAGATCAATGAACTCAGCCGCCCAGAGCGCTTTCTCCGTTTTCCATAAGGTCATCGTTTTCGATTGCCGCCAATCGGGCCGCGCGTTCTTCGCGCCATTCCGCTACACCAAACCGGACACGGTGCTCGTGTTGTGCGGGCGCGTCAATGCCGAGTAGTTTGCAACGACGCTCGATGCACCGCTCAATACCGGCCAAAAAGCGCGGGTCACCCGCCTGGCCCTTCGAGGTTTTAATTGCCTCGGTCCCTTTCCCATCTTTGGCTTTCTTGACCAGCGTCTCTTCGTTCTTGCCTGACCGCAACCAACCCGCCCAATATTCCCGCTCCAGGTTGTCGATCTTTGCCAATTCCTCGCCCCGCATTGTGTCGAAATCACGGAGCGCGGATTTCTCCCATTGGACCTGGAGCGCCCGAAGATCATTTGAAACCGTCTGCTGGGAAATACCCAATTCCGCCGCAATGGCGGATTGAAGCCAGCCTTTGAGGTAATATTCGGCGATTGCTCGCCGGTCCCGCGACAATTGGGACGCCGATCGCCGTTTCCCGGTGTTTCCAGGCATCGTACCAGCCCAAGTACTAACTGACCCGCTCCGGGTCCCGGCCGGTCAGGTCTGCCCATCGCTGTAGCGCCACCGCCACGTACCCCGGCGAAATCTCCACGGCACGGCAGCGGCGGTTGAGGTTGTCGCAGGCGATGAGGGTGGTGCCGGAGCCGAGGAAGGGGTCATATACAATATCCTCGCGCTTTGTGCTATTCTGCAACTGCGCCTGTACTAGTTCGGTCGGTTTCATGGTTGGGTGCTCGGCGCTCCGCTTCGGCCGCGGGACCTCAAACACTGATACCTGATCACGACCGGCATACCAACTTCGGTTCTTGCCCTTCCAACCATACAGAATGGGCTCGTGTTTGTAATGGTAATCAGAATGCCCAAGGACCATAGAGTCCTTGACCCACACCAGCGTTTCGTGGAGTCGCCACCCAACAACAACAAATGCTTGCCCAAACTCCAGTTCCAGCACCTGAAAGCAGTTTCAATTTCCGGTGTGTATTCCCGGGATGCAGTGTCTGTGAACCCAAGTAACAAGCGCCTAAGGCGAGAAATGTCCTCTTTCTCTTCAGAATCAAACGATATGTCATCTATTAACGTT